ATCCAGAAGCTCCAGATTTTTTTGCATTTTTATAACCTTGGTATCCTCCGTAGGCTGCAAGTATATAGGGTATCATTAAATATATTCTCCTTTTAAGATCTAAGTTCTGAATAATACCATTTTACTTAGCCGGTTTCAACTCATCGGCAAAACAACCTTCATACTGATGTTCTCCAACATGGATGATTGGGTCATTGACATAAACATAACAGGTACCTCCAATATCTTTCCAAAGCTTACAAAAAGAAAAATCCTCACCCATATAAGTCTTAGTTTCGGGGTCATGTATACAATCAAAAAAGTTCCATAAATTAGGTCTATCTACATACTCACCGTTTATCACTGTCTTTTGGACTATATTTTTATCTGGATACTTCTTTATCATTTTATCAAAGACACTTCTTTTAATTAACATACATCCTGTAGGACTATGTGTAACTTCCATAACACCATTGTCTAACTTTATGTCATCTGGGTTTTCTACTTTCATAGGGTAAGTATTTAAAAATCTATGAATGTCCCTAGCCTTTTTAACTGCACCTTCATTAAATTTTTTATAAAGTTTATCCCACATCATTGTCTTAAGAGGGTATGGAATAGATATTAATTCTTTATCTAAATCTAACATTTTAAAAATAGATTCTGCTCTAAAGTATATGTCTGAATCTATGAATAACATATGTGTGCATGGAGACTCTAAAAAAGATGAAACACATAGGTTTCTTCCTTGAGTAATTAAAGAAGATTTTAACAAAGTAAATGTAATTTTTATTCCCTTTTTTATACATAATTGCTGTAGTTCCAATACAGCTTGTGTGTAATGCATAGTGACATCACTATGACAAGGTGTGCAAACCATTAGGCTATAGGGTGATTTAATTATTTTTTTATTATCTTTTTGTCCGGTGTCCGGTTTCCACATAGGTAAAGTAGCTTTTTCGTATGATGTTACCTCTATTTCTTTAAGTGTTTGATAAGTATCTTCATTTACTGTTTCTTTCATCTAAGGCTCCTTTCAAAAAGTTTGTCCATTCCATACCCTTTTTTTCCCAGTTATAAAATCTTTTATAAAACTTTTGTTGTTCCTCCAAATGTTCTTGCATAAAACCTTCGTGCAAATAAGAAGAGGCTACATTAATAGCTTCTGCTGTATCCTTAGCCATTTGTTCATAATTTTTTGAGTAGTTTATATATACAGGCCACTCTGCACAAGTTTCATACAAGGCCCCAAAATTATTGGTAATAACGTGAACTCCTGATGCTAAAGCTTCTAAAGCAGAAGTACATGATGTTTCTTCAAATATAGATGGGTATACAAACATATCATAATTAGGCATCATTTCTTTTATGTATTCATGTGGTTTGTAACCAATATAATTAACATTAGATAATTTCCTAGCTTGTTCATACAAAGGCTCAAAATCTTTTTCAGTAGATTTTTCAAATTCGGACCCATAAACTTTACAAGAACTATAAACATCTAAGGTTATGTTTGGATTCTCAACTTCTTGCATGGCTCTTAGTAATACATTTAAACCTCTCCAAGGTGTGCAGTGGTGAACTAATTTAATAGGAGTTCCTCGTTTGTATATTTTTCTAATTGGAAATTCTTCTATTCCATTTTTAATTACTAATGATTTTTCTGTGGGTATATCAAACATCATTCTAAATTTTTCATAATTCCAATGACTATTAAACACATACCAATCATATTCTTTGTGTCTTTCTTTGTTATTAAAAAATTCTTGTAAATTAGGTTGATCCCAAGAATTTTTTTGCCAAAGAATATTTAATTTGTTTGGATCTATTGGAACTTTACCAGGTATAGATGTACAAATTTGAACTTGATCTAATAACTCTTTTGAAACATGCTTATGAAGCATTTCCATTTGCAGTTCGGTTGCGCCTCTAGGATCCATTATTTTTTGGTAGCAGCTCCCATAGTAACTTTAGTAACCTTGATTTCAAGGTCTTGTCTAAAGTCGTCCACAGTAGTATCAGTATTGGCATCAGCAACATCGTTATCAAAATCAGTTTTACTAGCATACACTTTGCCTGTTCTTTTATGTTTAATAATTTCTTTTGCTTCTGCGGGTATTTTAATTAAATCAGACATTCTTTTTTATACCTTTATTGACAATTTTTGTCTAGCCTTTTCCCTGACCCTTATAACGCTTCAATCTTTTTTGACGTTTCTCACTTTTTGACAAAGACTTCTTATGTTTTCGAGGCCCTCTCTTTTTAGGCCTATCTCTGTCATGGTGCTCTTTAAATTTTTTAGCCATTTTGGTCGTCTCTGTTTATTTCTAATAAACTAATCGTAACGTCTGGTCCAGTAATATCTGATAGCATCTTTAACACATCATTCTCTTCTAAGATTAAAATATTAACAATAAACTCATGATTAGCCTCGGCAGCTATAGTTTTTTTACTATAGAAATAAGTAGACCCTGAAGTAATTTTAATTGTTACAACGGCATCTCCAGCGCCTTCATTATAAACATGGATAGATTTAACTAATGATCTAGTATTACTTGCTGCTGTATAAACACTTTGTTCAGTATTAGTTATTAAATCTGTGTTTACTTTTTTATATATATTAGCCATTAAACCAAGTGAACCTTTCTACTTCTTGTTTTAAGTCTTCTTGATAAGAAGTATTTAATTGATTTTCAACAGTTTCAAGTGCTTGGTTAATTTGTCTAAACCCTTCAGGACTATATTCCGCAGGAGGTTCAGGTACATATACGTTTATCTTAGCCATTATCTTTTTCCATCTGGATTGACATCTGCTCTGAACGTACCAAATCTCCACGTTTCGTCAACAGCTGTATTTTGTATTTTAATATTAGCTAATCTTCCTCTAGCTCTTGTGTCTATTTTTTCTGTATTAGCATTTATTGTAAAAGGACCTAATTGAGAAGAGGTTCCAGAATCTACAGGATAATTTTTTAAAAATATTGTAACCACCGCATTCCCTTGAAGGTTTTTAAAGTCGGGTATAAATCTACTTAGCCTTAACATGTTCTCTCCATCACCGCCTGTAGGTAAATCAAAATCCCCAGATTGAATGTAAGCTGGTATTGGTGTCTCCGTTCCATTTAAAGATATTTCATTATTACCAATCTCATGGGCATAGTATAAAGAAGAACCAAAAGTATTAGTTGCACCACTTAAATTTGCAATCGTTGGAGTGTTCGTTGAGTTATATTCTGTAGCATAAGGTACATCATAAGTACTAGCATCTGCATAAGAACTTCTAGCTAAAGTCATTATAGACCAATTGTTCTCTACATAGTTATATACTACTGATTTATCGTTTTGAACTGCTGGACTGCCTGAAGGAGTACCTGCTGGATAAAACCAAACTAGTTCATTAAATAAAGAATTGTGTGAAGCATAAATAATTTCATTAGAGGAATAGTTAATACCTTCATTAGATCCGGTGGTCGTGAATACAAAATCTTCAACAAGTGATGGAAGTAATTTAACCGTACCATCAAATACAAAAAATCCTCCTCCTGCACCCATCCAGAAAACTTTACCATCTGCATAAACAGCAGCATGTTGTCCAATACACCCACAGTTAGAACCTACTTGTCTTATTGAGAAAGTAAAAGGTGGTCCTACGAATTGCATTTGATAAGCAGCTTGGTCTGTTAAAATTAAATTGTAATCTTTACCTGAAATAGCAGCTACAATCCTATTACCCGTATCCAATCTAAACGTTCCTGCAGTATTTATAGAGGTAGGTTGATAGATGTTATAATTTTCTTGATCACTAAATCTAATAAACATAGGGTCTTGTGTAGAAACATCTCCAATAGTTGTTTCTGTACCAAAGTGAACTACATGCCTGTCTCTATCTGAAGTAATAGTTAATCTTGTAGAAGTTGGAGCACCTACCATAATACTTGCTCTTTGATCTAATGGGTTGGACACACCTGGATTCCAAGTAAATGTTTTACCATCTTTAATAGTTGCTATTAATTGTTCTCCAAAGTTATCTAAAGACCACGAACCTGGATCTAGAATAATAGTTGAGCTAGTTGTACCTGATCCCCAAGTAAGCCTACTCCAAGTACCTGTACCCCAACCATAACCATAAGTTTGAATTGTTGGGCCCACTTCTTCGTAAGGATTGATTGATGCACTTCCAGCTGCAGTCATTCCTGTGCCGGATTCATTAGATTTCATTTGAATTGTAAAACTATTTGCATTAGGTGCTGTTAAAATTTCATAGGTAAAATCTTGAAAATTTGCTACAGTAAAACCTGTAGCCCCACCACCAGGTAAAGTTACAGAAGTGAATGTTATATATTCTCCAATGTCTAAAGCATGACTTGATTTATTTACAGTTATAATATTTGATCCGTTAGTACTTGTAAAAGTTGCACCTGTGATTGCTGTTGCTAGTGGAGTAATATCGTAAAATTTATCTTCGTAATAAATGTATAATGCTTTTGATGTACCTAGTGCTGCATATCTTCTGCCTTCTAAATCATTCCAAGTATGTTGAGCACGTGTTGGTCCTGAAATAGTTTCTCCTCCAATTGCTGTGTAACCACCAATTTTTTCGGGTTGACCATATCTGAATCTAATAAAATCTCCATCTATCCATTGTCCTTCAGCGCCCGATGGGGTATCTGCTTTATTAATTCCTGGTGCTATTCTTACATTTGTTAGTGGCATTAGTTGACCCTCAAAAATCTATATTGAATTTCACCTGCTCCACCTACTTCAGCACGGCCTGTCACTGATTCATTTCCATATTGAGCTCCACCTCCACCACCACCTGATCCACGAGTACCTGCTGAACCACCTGTTGAACCTCCTTGGGGGGAACCTGCACCGCCTGCAATATTTCCTGCATAAGAAGCAGCACCTGTAGAGCCACCAATTTGACAGTTATCTCCACTGCAGTTTCCATTATTGTTTCCAGCAACACCATTACCAGATTGATTAAAAGTTCCAACAGGACCACTTGTTAAAGTAGTAACCGATTTTGTTGATCCATCAGTGTCTCTAAAATTTCCTGAACTAATAGCTGTTCCATTTATAGTAGCACTACCTGCAGTTCCTGCAATATTTGTTCTTAACGGACCTTGAACACCTCCGTTTATACCACTTGCTCCACCACCAGCAGCAAGTGTAAATATTGCTCCAGCAGAAGATCCTGATAAAGTTGTATTACTTCCAGCACTACCTGTTTTAGGTTGACCAAAGTTTGCTGTTTGATTTCCTGCAGCACCTCCTCCACCTATTGCATAAGATATTGTTTCACCTTCAGTTACAGTAAATACTTTATCAGATACATAAGCACCTGATCCACCACCTGCTCCTGATGATTCTCCACCAGCTCTATCGTAACTTACACCACCAGCAGCTCCACCTCCGCCACCAACACTTGCTTGAATGTGAATTGCGTTAGCACCATCAGGTACTGTAAATGTTCCTGAACCAGAACTTAATGTTTGTAATGAAGTTGAAGTAAAAGCAGCAAAGACTAATTTCCAAACACCAGAAACTTTACCATAAATTTCATCAGCTTCTTTCCAAACGCCCGATACTTTTCCGTATGCGTTTTCTATCTCTTCAAATGTCCCTGAAACTTTGCCATAAGTATTAGCCATTTAAAACCTTATGAATATTTAAACCAAATATCTCCATCACTTCCTCCTGATGGACTATTGGTACTGATTGTAAATTTTCTTTGTAGTTTTGCAGCAGTTATAGCATCGTTAGCAATTTTAGATGTGCTTATATTTGAATCTAAGATAGATGCAGTCACTACAGCATTGTTTGAAATTTGTGCTGCATGAATTGCATCATCAGCAATTTTTGAATTTGTTACAGCATCGTCTTCTATAGAAATTGTTCCAATCGTACCACCTAAAGTGTTTAAAGCTACTTCATAAATATTTGTACCATCTGAATATGCAGCATGAATTTTTCCTTGATCTAAAGTAAAACCTGTACCTGACACAGTTTTAAATGTAAGTGAATTACTATTATGTGAAGTGCCGTCTTTTAGAATGTAAAATTTTTCTATTGAGTTTGGAATTGTTACTGTTCTATTACCTGCTAAAGTTCCTGAAAAATTAAGAACCATATTTCTTGCATTCGAAATAGAAGCATTAGACATTACTAAATTAATATCTGAAGAAGCTACATTTATTGATTCATAACCTGCAATTGCTTGTTGTACTAAATCTAAATTTGTATTTGTTTTTGTTCCCCATGTACCCGAGTTTTCACCCGTGGCCATAAGCTCTAATTTAAGATCTGCTGAATATGTTGATGCCATAATTGCGTATTATACCTTGTTTAAGCTGCTAGATCAACTTCTACCCAAGTATTAGATACTCCTTTGTTAACTTCAGTCCAATTATTAGTCACATCTGGATCTACGTTAGACCATGCAGTAATTAGTGGACTATTTAATGATCCTGTTAATTGAATTCCAGTAACATTAACAATAGTATTTAAATCTATTGCAACAGAACCAATACTTGTTGTTAGTTGAGATCCAGTAACATCTACAGGAGTGTTAACGTCTATAGTCTCATTACCTAAGCTTGCTGTAATTAATGTTCCTGTAACATTAACATTTGCATCTCCCGTTACACTTTGAAGTGCGCCCGCAGTCATTACAAGATCATGTTCAGTTACAACAATACTTATATTACCGTCAGCACTTACTGAATAAGTTCCAAGTGATAGACCTAATTGAGATCCAGTGACTGATACTATTGCATTTCCTACAGGAGTTTCTTCTCCCATAGCCATAGTTAATTGAGAACCTGTAACATTAACAATAGTATTTACATCTATAGTAGAATTTCCTAAAGACCCTGTTAGTTGTTGCCCTATTAAGTTAACAGTAGCGTTTCCAGTAACTGTTGATGCACCGATAGATGCGTTTAATTGTATGCCAGTTACAGCTATATTAACATTAGTTCCCCCTAAGGAGGCAATGGGTGATTGGGATATGGCTGTAATACCTAACAATTTAAACTCCTAAAATTAAATAAATATATTATAGCAGTAAAATGCTTTGACGTTAACCTATCTATTATTATTGATTTTTGTTAATGCCATTATGCGTTCTCCAATTGTGTTATTCTAGCTTCTAATTCTTGAATTGTTTTAACCAGTAAAGGTACTAATTTAGATTGGTCAATACCTTGATATTCTGGAATAGTGTTACCATCTGCATCTAATTTATTATCTCCAATAGAAACACCTTCTGGTAATTCCTCATTATCTTTCCAAACTTCTACTTGATTGTGTGTTCCAGTAATTGCTTCTGGTACTACACTTTGAACTTCATGAGCAATAAATCCATCAATTAAAGTATTAGTTTCATCTACAATAAAATTAAATCTTGCTGGTTTTAATTGTTTTAATCTTGTTGTTGCATCAAAGTCATAAGATACATTTTCTTTAAGTCTGTAGTCTGAATTACTACCATAAGTTACAGCACTTCCATTTGTCGTAATATCTCCACAAACAGTAGAGCTTTGTGTAAATCTAAATTGTATTCCATTTGCACTTCGTTTTGAAGAATATACAGCAGATGAGTTAGTGCCAGCAGTTGTTTCTCCTGATATAATAAATCCACCACCTTTAACTTGGAATTGTCCTGTCACATCTGGATCACCAATATTAAGAAATCCATTAGTGTCGATATTCATTCTCTCTGAACCAGCAGTAGAAAATTTCATTTTATTAGAAGAATGGTCATAAGATACTCTGCCTATACTACCATTAGCAACATCACCAAAATATATATTTCCTACTCCATCATTTGCACTTTGAATAGTCATTCCAACATTACCAGTATTTTCAATAACTAATTCATTTGCATTAGCACTAACTGCACTTGCTCCACTATCTGCTGTTTTAATATGAAGTTTTCCTAAAGGTGCTGTTTCTCCAATACCTACATTACCAGAACTATCGATACGCATAGCTTCATCAAGTGTTGTATCGTTTTGTGAAGTGTAAAAAGCTAAAGCTGCATTTGCTACACTATCATCACCATTTTCTTTTAATCCAGCTATTGCTGCACCAGTAATAGGATTAGTTTCATCATCTGGTATTTTTAATTCTAATCTTGAACCAGCACCAGCAGCACCATCTGCACCAGTATTAGAATATTTTGTAGATAAAGTTAAAACTGTTTCTGGTGTACTTTGAGTATCGCTTGCTAAATTTGTTAAAACATCTAATGGTGTTGATGGAGAAACTGTACCAATTCCAACTTGCTCTGAGCTATCAATAGTCATTGCTAACGCATTAGAATTATCATCAATACCTGTAGACCTAAATGAAGTTAAAGTTCCTGTAGAGGTGACTGTTGGTTGGGCAGCTTCAATATTTAAAGTAACATCACCTGTTGTACCACCACCTGATAAACCTGTACCTGCTACAACTGAAGAAATATCTCCTGGTATAGCTGCACCATTATTCTGTAGTGTTCCTACAATATTTACAGTATCACCAGCTTTACCAACAGTAACCGTATTAGCATTTTCATTGATAATGTTATTTCCATTTTGATCCTGTATTGTGTCTACTTTTATTATACTGCTCATAATTTATCCTATTAACGCTTTAATTTCATCATCATCTAAACCTAATGCTTTTAGTTTAGCTTTGCCAGATGCTTTTTTAGTTGCAGCATTTGTTTCTGCATCTATTCTTGCTTGTTTTTCAATAGCAAATTTTGTTGTTTCTGCATTTTTTGCAGCTTCTTCTTCTGCTGTAAAATCAACTAAAACTCCATTTAAATTTTCTGGTGTTATGTTTAATTTTTTCATTATGTTGTTTTCACTCCATATAAAGTTATATTTCCAGTATCAAATGTTGCAGAATTAGTTGTTCCAATTTGAAAACCAGATAAAGCACTTGTATTACCATAGTATCCACCACTCCAAGTACCTACTAAAGCACTATTTGATGCTTGGTCTGTGAAACCACCATATTGTCCATAAGCTACTTTATAATAAGTTCCTATAGCATTTAAAGGATCTGTTATAAAAAAAGATAAATTGTGTGTAGCACTTCCAGCAATCATAGCATTACTTGTAAATGAAATATATGCTGTGCTATTAGAACTTGCACTTCTTGCATTTCCACTGCCATCGAGACCTAAAACTGCAAAAGTGTAACTAGCAGTTAATGCACTTCCACTTTGATTAAATCTAAGAAATAATGATGTATTTCCTGAAACTTTAACTTTAGACATATTTACATAATATAAATCATAAGTTGAACTAAAATTTCCATCATTATTTAAAAGCGAAGTATTATCTGAAATATCAGAAGATGTGATAACATTTAAACCAGCAGCAGGTGCTGCTTGAAAACTAGGTACTGCTCCAGCTCCAGCACTTGTTAAAATTTGTCCTGCATTACCTGTTGCAACTGCAACTGGATTACCACTCGCATCGTATGAAATAATATTACCATCAGTACCTGGTGCCATCTTGGCTAAAGTTACTGTATTATCACTTGGTGTAATTGTTCCTGAAAGAGCAGCAGTAAGAGTTTCATTCCCACCATCACTACCTTCTGTTAAAGTAATATTAGTTCCAGCTACTAACTTGCCATTAAGAAATCCTGGTGTAGTATCATTAGCAGATACTTTTACTTTATCATTAGTATCCGTATCAAAACCAGTTGCAGTTCCATCATTAGTTATACTAGCTCCTGAGTTAATAGTTATATTACTACCACTCGGAACTGTGAACTTATCACCACTATCTCCTAGCGTAACTGCTGTTCCTGATCGTGGGCTAATTTTATTTACTTTTATTTCACTCATTACATTCCTTCATATTTATACTAAATACAACTCTTTCGTTTGATTTATTTGGTAAAGAATAATGAATATCTTCTGAATCAAACAAAACAAAATCATCTTCTTGGATATCTAATTCTTTTTTATTTAAAATTAAATTCCCTGAATTTTTATCTTTTAAAGGATAGTATACACCAGCTAACCAATTTAAATTCTTGTCTTTACTTGGTTTATGATTATGTGGTTTTACAAATCCTTCCTTATTATATTTATTAAACCAAAAATCTACAACTTCATAATTACCCTTACTTAATTTTTTAAATGTATTAATAATACTTTTAAATTCATCTGAATCATCCAAGTTAAATCGATAACTTGAAACACCATTTTCAACTAAATCATGTTTTAAAATATCTTTTGATATAGCGACATTTGTTTTTTCATTTATTTTTTTTAAAATTTGTTCCTTGTTATTAAGTTTTATATTTTCATGACTATGAACCATAAACCCTCCAATTCACAACAACTTCGTCCCAAACATACGCAACTGTATCAAAATCAACTGGCTTATCTACTGGTGGTACCCAAGTACAAGTTTCTTCATCAAAAACAAATGATGGAAATTCTTTAAATGGTAAAAAAGCATTTCGGGCTTCATCATAAGTTCCACCAATTTGAGCAAAATTCATTCTAAAAGGTGTTCCACCTAATAAATGTTCTCCAGCTTTAGTATTATACGATGTTTGTAAGTAAAGTGTTGATCCAGTATTATATACTTCTTTAATAAAATTTTGTCCAGCCTCTTCCGTTAGAGCAACTTCATTACTTATAACAATAATATCTTCGACAAGATTACCTTTTCCTATTTTTGCAAAATGAGCCATAATTAATTTACCGCGAAGGTACCTCCTGATGTGAATTTATGGTAATAAACACCACCTGAATTTGATACAGTTCCACCGCTAGCTTGTTGTGATCCTGATGTATAATAAAGAATAACAATACCTGTTCCACCACTAGCTTGTTTTCCACCGCCACCGCCAGTGTTAGTTTGACCTGAAGAACCTGAACCTCCTCCTCCACCACTATTCGAACTACCGTTATTTCCTCCAGAACCTCCAGATGCATAAAATCCACTATCTCCTGATGAGGTTGCGCTAGCTACTGTTGAAAAATTTCCTCCAGAGCCACCAATTCCTCCAGAGCCACCAGCATTACCACCGGATGAGCCTTTTCCACCTCCTCCGCCGCCGCCGCCACCTTGGGATCCGTTTCCTCCACTATTTCCTTGTCCTGAAGTTCCTGATCCACCACTGCCTGCTCCACCATCATGGCCTCCGCCACCACCTGAGCCTCCAGAGGCTCCGTTTCTATTTGTTGATCCAGCACCTGTTGATACAGCAGCACCTCCGCCGCCTCCTGTAGCACTAGCTACACCTGAAATAGATGAGGTACCTCCGTTACCACCTCTTGATGTGCCTCCAGCTCCTCCACCTGCTCCTCCAATAGAAATTGAGTATGATCCGGATGCACCCGATATAGTTCCAGTAACTAATCCTCCTGCTCCACCACCACCTGCTCCAAAAAATCCACCACTACCACCGCCAGCACCGCCAGCAACTACTAGGTAAGAAACATTAACTGGTGCTATAACAGTTATAGAAAACTGTCTTGTAGAAGTTACATTTCCTTCGGTTGCACTTATTGTAAATGTTGTAGTCGTATCAGATCCAACAGAATCAAAATTTCCTGTAATAGCGCCCGATGAAGTATTTAAAGAAACACTTCCTGGAAGGGATCCCGCTGAAACAGAATAAGTTAATGTACCTGAAGTCGTTGTAGCTGTTACTGCAGACAATGAATAATTTCCGTTTGATCTTTGGCTATTTTGTACAGTTCCTATAGACCCCGATGCAGTGTTAAAAGATATTGTTGGTGCTACAACAGTTATAGAAAACTCTCTTGTAGCAGTTACAGTTCCTTCGGTTGCACTTATTGTAAATGTTGTTGTTGTATTTGAAGCCACAACATTAAAATTTCCTGTAATAGCACCTGTGGAACTATTTAAAGAAACACTTGCTGGAAGGGATCCTGTGGTTACTGAGTATGCAAGTGTTCCTGAAGTTGTGGTAGCTGTAACAGCAGATAATGAATAACTTCCGTTTGATCTTTGATTATCTTGTACAGTTCCTATAGATCCTGTATTAGTGTTAAAAGCTATTATTGGTGCATTTAAAATAATTGAAAAAGCTCTAGTTTCAGTATACCCAAAAGCAGCTATTGTAGCTGTTACTGTAATATTAAAAGTTGTACTAGAAGCAACTGCACTGGAAACAGTTCCAGAAAATGCACCTGATGAAGACATACTTAAACCTCCAGGTAACGCACCTCCTGTTATTGTAAAGGTCGGTGAACCTATGTTTGCTGAGCCACCAGCAGAGGCTAAAGTATAACCACCTGATCTTTGTGCATCTGTAATTGTACCTAAAGTACCGGATGCAGTGTCCCATGTAACTTCAGGTATTGTAATTGGAGTTGAACTTCCTTCGGAAGTTACTAACCATCCTTGAGTAGCATCAATGTAAGTTAAATTAATAGCCACACGACTAGTTTGTAAAACTTGATTACTAGCAGAGCCTTCTATTTTACCGCCGTTAGGGTTTAAAGTACAGTTATTAGAATTAAACGTACCTGCATAATCTACTATACCAACGTTATCACCTAAACTTGGAGATCCCGGTAAAGTTACCGTTACAGTTCCTGATGTTGTATTGACTGCATATCCTTCATTTGATACAGCTGTGAAACTTGAAGTTTTAACTGCTTGCCAATCTAATCCCGCAACTATTTCTCCAGAAGCACCTAAAGATATTGCTGTACCATTAATAGTAATAGATGAATTTGCTAATTTTTGGTTTGTAATTGAACCGTTAGCTAAAGTTAAAGTACCACTAGATGCATCAAATGTTGCACCTGATGGAATAGTAATCGTATCACCCGATTCACCAAGAATAATCTGTGACCCAGATTGAGGTACTATAGTATCAACTTCTAATTTACTCATTATATAATTACCAATGTTCCTGTTACTATTTGTGTTGCTGTTATACTAACGGGTCCCGCTAATACACCTGAATCCATTGTTTGATCTTCATCTAAAGTTGATGAATGAGTTACAACATAGCCTGTCGCCTCCATTACTGGAGACATTGCTTTCTTTGCAGGAATTGTACAAAATACTTCTTTCTCTACTGCACCAAAACTAATTTTAGAAGTGTTCCCTGATGAATTACTTATCACTGTGTCTCTTGATAAAGTATCTGGGGAGGCATCGGTAACTGTACCAATGCCAACTTCAAATTTATTTGCACCTATCTCTGCAATACAGTAATACGTAGTATTAGTTGTACCGATTCCGGATACAAATGTAATGAAGTCTGGAGAAGCACCAGCAAGGTTCAACGTTCCCGTTCCCGAGGTAGTGCTTGTCTCTTTAACTCTATCGTTAATGACAAGTGCCATCTAAACCTCTCCTTACGTTAATCTTAGTATTGCTGCTGATGTTGTAAATGCTGGAAACTGAATTGTAAATGTTCCTGCAGTTGCAGTTTTATTACCACCAAAATCTAAAACACAAACAGCGTCAGTAGTACCTGAACCACCGTTAGTTTTTGTATTATAAATTAATGCACCTCTAGCTGTCAGTGTTACGTTTACAAATGATAAATTAGCAAAGTTAGTAATTGCTATTGAATCTGATACTTTAACACCTTGGTTAACAAGTGCTGAACCACCTGCTGTGTAATTTGCTGAAGTTACTTCAGTTCCTGTTGCACCTAAATTTGGTGAGTAATTTGTAGTTGATTTACCTAGTGTTGCAGTGTCTTTATACAATGCTAATTTGTATACATCTGTTGATGCATCAAAATCGTGACTTCCTTGAAGTAATTCTTTTTTAAATGAATTACAAATTGCGTTAGTTGTTATTGCCATGTTGGCCTCCTTTAAATTTAACTGTTTGGTGACGGTGAAGGCACTTTTATTCGTGGCACACCATCATCGTATTCTGCACGTCTTCTTCTCCCCATTTG